CACGCACAAAACTAATTCTACGCGTGTAAATAATTTAAAAACTCCTGACATAAGTGTTAATTTATAGTTATGGCAAATATATTTCGTAAAAAAGACGCGTATATAGACCGCGTAAACCGTTCGACTTTCGATTTGTCGTTCGTCAATAATCTGACACTGAAATTTGGAGCAATCACTCCTGTGTGCTTGCTCCCCGTTTCTTTTGGCGACTCTTTCCAGATAAATGCACGCTTTAATTTACAGCTTCTTCCAACCGTATTTCCTATACAGACCCAAATGTATGTGCGGTTACACTTTGTTTATGTTCGTACCCGTACCCTTTGGGAGGATTGGATGTCTTTCTTTGGTGGTGATGAAACTGTTACGCCGCCTTGGATGGATGTTCTTTCTGATGGTAATTCGCCTGAACGCAAGGCTCAATTTAATATACCTGATGACTTGCAAACTGGTACTCTTGCTGACTACCTCGGTGTACCTACTACTTTAGTAGGTGCTTTTGGTTCTGAAAAGAGTGTTTCCGTTGACTATGGATTAGAATATTCCGGTTCTTGGGGTGGCTCTTTTCTGTTTAATAATATAGATGGACTTTCTCGAGATGCGGCTGTTCGTTCTTTGCTTTCTGTTAAAGGTCAACCTATTACATCTTTTGGAGAAGCTCAACCCTCTTCCCCTGCTCCTGCTAATGGATATTTGGCTATATCTTATAAATTAACTCTTTTAAATTCGGGCGTTGAAAAACCTGAAACGGCATTTTTATCTCTTGGTTTTCTCGATGTTTTTCATGCAAAGGATTTTTGGCGTTATGGTTTCTTCGTTGTTACTTCTTCAACATCTAATAATATTTTGGATGTTCTTACTCTTGATGTTTTACCAAACAGCGAAGAAGTTTCTTATTCTTTGGATTTGCGTTCTTACACTACGGATGTGGACGTGTATGTAGTAACTCCTCCCCGAAATGCTTCTGAACTTTTTTGGGATGGTCAATATTTGCTTCAGTATTTAGGTAACCCTACCTATTATAAACTTTTATCTACGGGTGGTCAGGTTACTATTACTGCGCAAAACTGCCCTTTTTACACTCCCGATAGTCGTAATTTACCTGCTATTCCGTTGTCTGCCTTGCCTTTCCGTGCATACGAAGCGTATTATAATGCTTTTGGACGTGACATTCGTAATAATCCGTTCATCGTAAATGGTAAACCTGAATATAATCGTTATGTACCTTCTGTAAAAGGTGGCTCTGATACTTATAAGTATCAGTTACATTATGCCAATTGGGAGCCTGACGCTTACACTACCGCTTTGCAATCTCCGCAGGCTGGTGTTGCACCTCTTGTAGGTATTACCTCTCTTGGTGAGGCTACTTTTAGAGATGCTGCTGGTGTTGAGTATCACGCTCAACTTGAAACCGCCGAAGATGGCGACACTGTTACAGGTTTTCAGGTTAAGTCCTCGAACGCCCCCGCCGATGTTGTTAAAAACCTTATAGGTATGGCTACTTCGGGTATATCTATCTCTGATTTCCGAAATGTTAACTCGCTTCAACGTTTTCTTGAAATTCGTATTCGCCAATCTCCGCGCTACAAGAATCTTGTTAAGGGTCTCTTTGACGTTAATTTGGACTATGACGAACTCATGATGCCTGAATTTTTAGGTGGTATCTCTGACACTATTCCTGTGTATAAAGTAACTCAGACTACACCGACTGAAGGCAACCCACTCGGTGCTTTTGCAGGGCAAGGTTCTTTGCAATCAGGTATGCGTCATGTTATTCGCAAGTATTGCCCCGAAGATGGTTATATTCTTGGTGTAATGTCTGTTGTACCTGCTGCGAATTATTCACAGTTGTTACCGCCTCATTTTACACGTATGAATCTTTTGGATTGGCATTTTCCACAATTTAACAATATCAGCTATCAGCCAATGTTATATAAACATTTGTGTCCGTATCAGGCTTTTGCCGTGAACCCTGCAAGTGTTAATAATGTGTTTGGTTATCAGCGTGCATATTGGGATTTGATTTCATCCTTTGACGAAGTACATGGCGAGTTCCGCGGTTCTATGCGTAATTTCGTCATCAATCGTGTATTTGATGAAGCGCCTGAACTCTCTAAAGATTTTTTGCTCGTCAACCCTGACCATGTTAATGATGTGTTCGCGATGACTGCTGAAAATGGTGATAAAATTTTGGGTAGTATCGCTTTTGATATTACGAAGAAAACGACTATACCCCGTAATTCTATTCCTCATATTGAATAATTATGAAACAAGTTGTAATTCATGCTTGGAATACCCACACATGTACATGTACTCGGAAACCTGGCGAACTTCCTGTACGTGGTGACCTTGCCTATACTCCTGCCCAGATGTATGAAGCTGCTAAAGCTGGTGTACCTATATCTGCACAAAATATATCTCAATTACCTTCCGAAGATTTTACGGATGAGGAAAGTTGGATTGTCCCTGTTGAATACCGTAGAGGTCAGGATATTGCCGATATTTGGAATGCTCAACGTGATGCCCGCGCTAAGATTGTAGCCGCCTACAATGAAAAGCGTAAGCAATTACAATAATGGGAAAATTTTTTCAAGGTGCTGGAAGTGCGCTTATTGGTGGCGCACTTTCCGGCATTTCTAATTTATTTGGTGCTCATTCTCAAAATCAATCTGTTGACAAACAGCTCGCGGCGGCGCGAGAAGAAGCTGAGAAAACACGTAAATGGCAGACCTCTGAACGTGAAGCGCAAAACGATTGGAATTTTAACCTTTGGCAAGCTAACAATGAGTATAATACTCCTGCTGCTATGCAGGCTCGTTTGAAAGCTGCTGGGTTGAATCCTGACCTTTATTATACCAATGGTCAGTTACAAGGTACATCTATTCAGGCACAAGGTGGCCATACTCCGTCTGGCCCTGTTGCTGATACTTCTGCTTGGAATCGTTATGTACCTCTTGGTAGTGTTGCTTCTCAAGCTCTTGCCGATACTGCGCTTTCTGCTCAAGTTGGCAAGACTACTGCTGAAACAGAGGGTCAGAAACATACTAATGATATTCTTGCTTCTGATGCTTCATTTCGTGATGCATTTAATCAAGGCCAGCTTGATACTATGGAAAGCGTTATTCTTGTTAATGGTAGTCAAATTAAACTTAATGATGCTCAAACTGCACAGGCTCGTAGTATGGTTGAACAAATTAATGCTACCATTAATAAGATAGATTCTGAAATCGACCTTTTGATTTCAAATGCCGCTGATGTTGATTCTCGCATTTGGGAACGTCACGTTCGTGTTGCTTTGGATTCTTTTATCGAACATGGTAAACTTAAGGTTATGCAAGACCAACTTTATATTTCTAAAGAACGTCTTAAATATGCATTTCGGGAATTGGGCGGTAAATTGCCTCTTATGAAATCTGAGGAAAAACGCAATGAGGCATTGGCGTCATTCTATCAAGATTTAGGTTTCAAGGTAAATGCAGAAGAGGCCCGTCTGCGCTTTGATTTGTCACAAGATATGCATTGGGATGATTTTGAGCGTACTATGCAGCAAATTCATGCTATTTTGGGTGATGTTGCATTATTTGTTCCCTTTGCGAATCCCCGTGCAAGTAATTCAGGTAAACCTAAAAGTAAATCGGAAGTTTCATCCACTCATCGTGGAGTAACTACCCGAAAAACTTCATACGATTATTATGATTAATTAACAGGAAACTTTTGGGTAAAATATAAAGAATGTCTATCTTTGTAGTGTTGAAAGAAATAAGATTATTAACTTTTAAAACATTACAATTATGGACATTCTTTTACAGTATTTAAACATTAAGAAGCAGAAACAAGAGTATATTAAAGTTTTGGGTGTACCTTGTAATTCTACTTATCAATCAATTTATCAAGCCTTTGGAATAAATATGGCTGATAGAGCTTTGAATTTTATAGACTATATGGAGCACGTTTATAGAGCTAACTATTTATTTGTAGGTATCATAGATGCGCAGTATTGTAATCGTACGGCTCGTGCGGTGTTTTCTTATGTTGACTTTAGTCAACTAACTTGTGGACCGGGTGAAACATCCGGCATCGCCTAACTTGATATATGTAGCACAACTGACACATTGGTCAGCTTGTGTGAAAGATGTGAATGTATAAATCCTTGATTTATCT